TATACCCCTGCTTCGAAGGTAATCTTCTGCCTGATAGATGCTTTCCTGATACCGCTTGGACGCTATGCCCAAGAGTTCCTTCTGCGAATTTTGCTGCGCCACGTATGTCACACCCTTCTTGTTGTGCTATGATTTGTAAACTGTTTCCTTGTACACCACAGGCAAAACATACGAATAGATTATCGTCTAGGTTTGCTGTTCCGCTTTGATGTGAGTCACCGTGGAACGGACACTTGAGGTTGACTTGCCCATGGTCACGACGCATACTAGCACCATAGTGTTCTAGTACAGCCTTGATACTGGGCAAATTATTCACCGAATACATCTCCTAATCGTAATACTAAATATGAATCTGCTATTGATTTTCCTCTAGCCTTGATAAGTACTGCTGGGAGGACAGAGTTACGGTCGAGACCCCTTGCTTCTGCATAATGCGTTGCTTCAATCTGTGCTTCTTTTGTCCAACCACTAAGGTCAATGGCGTTGCCTGCCCCTGGGGCTTTACATTCGATAACGCCAATGCTACCAAGGAAGTCTGAGCGGACAACAACGTCGCCCTCATCTCTTGCACCTGTTCGAGCAAGTCGCTCAGAATCGTATCCATTTGCTCGAAACCAGTCTCGTATGTCGGTTTCATAGGTTGCTCCTCTAGCCTTGTGACTCTTCCTTGTTGTCATTAGTATCCTCAAAGTTAGGTACTTCTACATTTTGAATTGCATTTCGTAGTGACTGTTCAAACTTAGATGTGATTGAATCTGCTGCATCTTGCCAGCCCTGCACATATGCATCTTGCTTTAACTTCTTTAGTGTATCATCCATTAACATTGCTTCTCCTTATTCCTTGATTCGTCCGCTGACGATATCTAATGCAACCTGACCAGGTACATACCAATCATCCTTTGAAACCTGAACTGCGTGCTTAGAAAGCAAGCGAGAAAACTCTACTGCTTGTTCATGCAAATGAATCTCTAGTGTCTTTTCCATTATTCTCCTTAAACATTCTCTGGTATATCATCAATAAACATGTACTCAGGATTGAAAGCAACCCATGTCATGAGTCCTCCTCCTGCGTCAGCCCTACCGTATCTATTCTTAACAGGTGCGACACCCATAGAAGTACCAACAACGCCGAGGGTACATATAAGAGCAGGAAGTTGAGCAACCTTACCCTGAATAGCGGAGCGCGGTTGACACGGGCTACCTTGGACAGCCTCCGAAGTGTGGTGTAGTACAACCACTGCAGCGTTAGTCGCTCTCGCAAGATACTTCAACTCCTTCATGATTGCACGCATTGATGCAAACTCTTCGCCACCATCGGTGGCTACATCCATTAAGTTATCTACAACAATCAACGTAGGTGGGCAACCCCATAGTTCTTCAAAGGCTTGCACTTCTTCATCAATATCTTGTAGCGTTGGTGCTGATTCAAATGACCATACAATGTGGCTACCCTTTGCAAGTGTTGCCTTTGTCCAACCATGGTCTGTATTCATTAATGCTTCGACATCAGTCTGTGACTTACCTGAAATCATTGAGGCTAATCGCATAGCCATTGTGTGTGCATTGGTATCTGCTGAGATGTACAGTGTTGGGACTTTCATCTTCAACGCTAAAGCCAGTGCTAGTGTTGACTTTCCGACTCCAGGCGCGGCTGCGAACATTGAAACCTCAGAGCGCCTAATGATAATCTTGTTACTTTCGAATGCCTTGAAGCAACTAGGGAGCGGTTCTCCACCGATACTGGAACGACCAACTGAGCGGACAAGTGTACGCATCCTTCATCATTCCCTTCTTTGTAGAAAGAACGCAGCCACCTCTGTGGTGTACGTCGGTAACTGCGTTCCTTCATCAACGTTTTAGTTTACTGGCTTGCACTGGTCGGGAGTCCCCTGTGGGGTTGGGCATGCCCAGAAAGCGTAAGGCTTTCCACTGGCTTTGCTCACTCCCTGTCGGAAGATTCTCGCTCCGTGTACGCACGTCGGGCTCGCTGTTCCTGATGGAGTTACCGCGCTTGGTGGAGGTGTAAGTGACGGACCCTGCCCCTGGCTGGGAACGGAGGACGTGAATTGCGTAGTGCTTGGAGTTGAACTCGTGGTCCCCAAAGGGGCAGCGTTGTATGCACCAACAACCAATCGTTGTACGGCTGCTACTTGTGTTGAGTAATCACCAATGCCTTCTAGTAACACGCTGAGTTCATCAGCAGTATTAGCACGGATATTAATCATATCCCCAGCAGGTGTCTTGTAACTGACTTGCAGTTTCCAGTCTTCCATTTGTTATCCTATCTTCGTTGAGAACTGACAGTGTGCTGTCAATCCACATTTATATTGGCAGTTGTTTGTGTTAGGTAAAAAGATTCCAGCCTTACGAGCCTTGTCAAATCCTGAAACAAGGTACTCAAGTTTATCCTCTGTGTACTGCTCGAGGCTAACAAGAGGTGACACACCGTGCTGACGTGCCATCCAATAAGTCCCCCACTTAACATCAATACCAAAGGTCTTTAACATTCCGACCTTGTAGAATCCAAGTTGAAGTGTATTGGTTGGTGTTTGCTGAGAGGTTTTCAAGTCGACGATAACAAGTTCGCCATTGACTTCAAACACCCTATCAAGAATCATCTTGACTGGCACGCCAGCAAAATCAGGTAACATCGCTAACTCAATTGCTGGTGCACCCTGTGGTGTCTTCCACAGTTTCCAGTCAGGGTTAGCCTTACGCCAATCGATATATGCTTGGACCCATTGAGGTCCAGTCGATTGCCAGAAGTTAACATCTTCCTTATTCGGGTTAGCCTTAGTGGCACGACCACCAACACGGGCGTTGGTTAGGTCCTTACCATCAGACTCTAGAGCCCAGGCTTTATCCCACAGTTGGTTATTCAGCATGCTCTAAGTCCCACAATTCTGTTGCCGTATGAAAGGCGCTTCCGCCTACTGACCAGACTGATGGTTCCTCAGGTACCTGCATTAGTCGCCCAAGGTAGTACTGATATCCACAGTCAACGTATGTGCTGAACGCTGAGTAACTCACGTGTTCAGGTAATTCGTAATCTCCAAGTTGTATGCTCATAGGATAATTTAACCACACTCAGTCCATCTTGTCAAGTATTTTTTATCCTTGACATTCTTTCAGTTCAGTGTATAATTAATTATATATACTATATAAGAAGCCCTTAAGGGGCTTCTATATATTATATAATAATATATATATTATAGGAGATAATACTATGTTGCAAACATTTCTGATGGTCTTGCTTGGTCTGGCAACCCAAGATGTATTCTATGAGTTAATCAACCGATACAAGAGATACAAGTTTAACAAGGACGTAGAAGCCCTATGGGATTTAGCCGAGGACTTTGAGGCTGACGACGAGGACATTAAGTAACCTCAAGATACAACAAAAGACCCCCCAACCTAGGGTGATTACCTTAGGAAGGGGGGTTTCTTGTCTCTATGGGCCTGCTAGGGCCCTTAAAAGGGTACTACTTGACTTGCATTGCCTTGCCTGAACCACGTCCGAAGGATGCTTCCTTTGGGTCAAGTGCCTTAAGGACTGGACCTGCTACGGCTGCAACTCCTGCCATAAGTAGTGCCTTAGGGTCAGTAACTCCAGATAGATATAGAGCGATAACTGATGCGATTGCTGCACGTAGGTATGTAGCAAGGATTGCTTCTAACTTCTTCTTGTTCATTTGTTCTCCTTCTTCTTTGGCTTAGGCTTAAGTACTGCCTTTACCTTGTTGATGGTTGTTGGTGTTCCCAGCCAAGGGAACCAAGGCGAGGTGTCGTTTCCACATTCTTCCTTGATGGAGATGTGAAGATGTTTGTTGTGCGGGTTGGAACCTGTGTACTTGCGGTCACCCTCATTTGCTCTGTCCTTTGCCCAAATCTTTCCCTTAAAAATAAGATACTTGACTCTTGAATCTTCCTTCAACTTCTGGAAGATATCATCGCAATCAATGCCACCTAGTTTATCGTGGGTTAAATCAACAGCAAAGCCTGTGTTGTGGTCACTGTTGGGATTCTGATGGATATGCGCTGCTGATGGCAGGAGTCCATCGGATGCTTTCATACGAGATGGTGCTATCGCTGTGGCCTGGCGCAGTACAGCAATAGCGGCAGGAGTGGCTTTCTTGGCAAGTGGCTTCATTTTGGTTCATCATCCTTCTTCTTACTTTTTAGACCGTTAGCGGATACGATTCCTGCAAGTGTTCCAGTTAAGAACACAGTCAGGGTAGAGACTAAATCAATGAAAGCAGCATCGTTAGGCGCTTGCTTCATTGGTTGTGTTACAAAAACTAAAGCCCAGAGTAATGAGAACACTGAGCCAGCAAAGACAATCGCTAGAATGATTCCAATACTGACAATCAATCTAGCGTGTAGTTCTTCTGGGGAATATCTTTCAGGGCGTTTCATCAAATACCTCGGGTAACAAATCAGCGGAACAAGTACCAGTTACTTCACATTGCGGAGGGTTGCACTCAGGCTTTTCCCAATTCTCAAACTCTTGGCAGGGATAACGAACCCAGCCTTGATAGCCACAGCCACTAAGAGTTATTGCGAGTAAGAAGAATGCGATAAACTTCTTCAACTTGTCGCTCCAATCTTGCTACGGAATCCTTGAGACTTGAACCACCATTGGGCTTAAGTTCATATAGATAGTGCTTGACTAACCATCTAACTGCACCACTGAAAGCGGTTACGATTGCGATGATAGATACGATTAGTGCTACCCAGTTTGCTGGTGTCATTCTTTGCGCTCCTAGGAGTTATAATGTGCGGATGGTTAGATAAGCGATGCCACCAAACCCAGAGAATCTTTTATCTCCAGAGGTTTGGTTGTTGAAACTAACTGATTCAATCAGACCGATGAATGATTCGCCAGTTCTGAAATCGTCAACACGGATAGAGTCACCAAAGTTTTCTAGTGCCTCCAAATCCCCAAGACGGTCATACGCAGAACCAGTGTGACCAGTCTGAACATTGAATCTATCCTTCTCGTTGTCATAGCAAGCAAGTGGATATTGAATGATGCGCTGGCGTGGTACTGCAGGTAGTGACTTGAGTTGGTAACCATCAAAGATGGGGCCCAATGCTGAGTTAGTTGAACTACGAGTGATGGTGAACTTAAAGGACATGAATTCCTGAGCACCTACTGGATAGGATACGTTTACCTCTGGCACGAAATCACCCTGTGCAAAGTTACCGATGGTGCGTGGGAAACCAGTAGTGTCGATAGACTCAATAGTTAATCCACCATTGGTATTATCAACTAGAGCCTTAACAATCTTAAACACTTTAGGCTCAAGAGTAGCGTAGCGAATCTTGCCAGTAGTAATATATCCAGACTCCATCAATGCAGACGGGTTCTCGCGGTACACGTGTCCATCGGCTCCACTTGCATAAGCAGTTGAGAACACCAAGTCATCTGTTCCATTAAGGAATGCACACGCAGTTGTTGGATGAGTAGTATCACCAGTTGGGTAATAAATGTCATTTGCGTAGGCGAAACGAAATGGTTTGATTTCTTGCTCTAGGTCAATTCTGATAACGCCAGGCTCACCATTAACACTGGTAGCGCACCAAACATAGCGGTCACGGGCAGTGAAATCATAACATGGTTGAGTTGTTTCAACAATCAATGGGCCATATGTAATGGAACCATCTTGGTCTGAAATGGTTGCAACACGAATACCCTTGTCAGTTCCGATTAACATCTTGCCAAGGTAATAAAATATCTTAAAGATTCTTTCACCAGTTGGCATTTCTGCTGCGGTAATTGCTGATGTTAGCACAGGCATGGCACCAGTTGTGGTTGTCAGCGTAAACTTTTGAATTGTGGATTGAATACCATTGTATCCTGCAAGGTAGATTGCTGGACCTGATGCTGTTATACTTGTGTATACATGCGTAGATGATGGATGTGTATACAATGCAGATGGCATAGCAACTGATGCTGGAGAGAATTCATATACCACGTTATTGGCAGCCATTACAAGACGGTCTTTAATGTATTCCATTGTTGCGTTGTTAACTTCAATGCTAGTGCTATGAAACATTTCAGTATTTGCAGTAGCAGAAGAACCAGTTAACGCCTTCTTTAGTACTGTCAAACGCTGATTGCCACCTTGCAGTCTATTAGTTACCCAATAGGCTGTGGTTCCATCATCGCAGATAGCGTGTACTGGTCGGTCTGTACCTGAGTTGTAATCAATGAAGTGTGTGACAGTACTAGACGCTGTACCTACTGGAGTCACTGCGGTAGATGTAACGTTAGTTGCTGTCTTAGCGTAAGAGAAAGTGTTGCTTGTTACTGCAGTAATACTGTATTCACCATTAAAGGTTGCATCTACACCAGATATTGTTACTTGCGTACCAACTGCGTAGGTATGGTTTACCGTAGTTGTCAGAGTAGCAACGTTAGATGTTAAGGCTTTGTTGTTGATTGAGTAAGTGATTGGGTTGTAAACCTTATCAACATCGTACTCATCATGCAGCAATGCTGCTGGTGTGTTGTCGAATTGGATAGAACGCAAGAACTGGAAAGGTCTGCCATTGCTAGCAATTGCTCCAGTTGTAACGTGGTTCTCAATGCAGGAGTTAAGCAAGGTTGCATTGCCCTTATTCCAAACGTTTACACCCTTACTGTCATTGAAGCGGTAAGCAACCTCTTCGCCAGATGATGGGTCATAGAAGTTAATGCCTGTGCCATTATGGAATGATGACTGTGAACGAAGCCACCAACCAGTAAGTGTTTGCTCACCTGGTTCTGTAGATTGGTCAACCTGTTGCTTGCGATACTCAGCAGTCTGACGACGATAAGGAGTCTCATCTGTAGCATAGATAAAGAATGGAAGTCCATTGACAGACAAGTCATAGGCTGCGCCTGTAACCGTGTAAGTCTTTACACTGTTAGGATTAGATAGTGGAAACGGTAAACCTTCCGTGATATCATCACCATATGGCATTAACTACTCCTTTGTTTGTTGTTGTAACTTCTGCATTTCGACCATACCCCAGTAGAGGCTGTAGTAGTCATAATCTAAAGCAAATCTCTTCATATGCGCTGCGATGATTCCTGTGTGTGCGTGAACAGGAATACCAGCACGGTGAACCTTATTGAAGAAAACAATATCTTCACCAACAAAGTTATCTCCCAATCCTTCTTGCTCTGCAAAGAGTGATTGATTAGGGAACATCTCGCGTAGTTTTACAAATACGCTACGGTGCATAATTACTAGACCCATACCTGCTGAGTCAATCTTTATCAGTTGATTCTCAGGTAGTGGGTGGATATGCTGGATAGCAGTATCTGTCACACGATTAAAAATACAAGGAACTGGGGAAGCAAGGCTTCCTTCTCTTTCCTTTGAGATAAAGTAAACACCACTTACGATTGGGCGATGCACTGCATCTGCCAAGTCCCACAGTTGGGCAATCATATGAATGTCAACTACAATGTCAGAGTCAATCCATAGAATCCAATCGGATTCAATGTTGTCAATCCAATGGTCTGTCAGTGCTTGACGTTGACGGCCAATCTGGTTACCCTGCACGCGTAGTGTGTGACTAATAGGGATTCCATTGGCTGGTGCTTGCACACCAATAGCCATCAATCCTTCTGTAAACTTTCCATCTACCATACCATTATCGCACCAAGCGATAGTAAGTGTTCCCTTACCCTTAGGTGCTGGTGCTGGTTTGCCTATTACTGGTTTGTTATACTTAGACATTTTGTCCCCTATTGTCTACCATTTGCCCAACGGGCAAGTTGCTGGTTGTAACTTAGTTTTCATATACATAAAGCATCCACACTTCTTACAAGTGGAGGTTAATTCTACCAATTCTGGGCAGGATTTGCAAGTATTAAATCTGCGTTCTGCCTCTTCTGGTGTTGCTCTGGGAGTGCCATTGAACATATCCCAAGGCTTTACATCGTCACTCATTTGTCCCTTTCTTAATCAGATTAGCAAGGTGGAGGGCTTGGGTATCCGCTTGTTGAACAGGAAACTGTCTCTGAACACTCACCAGTAAAAGATACGTCTGAGGTTGTGGTGAAGGACCCACCAAATGCAGTGGTGCAATACCAGGTAGTTGCTGGTGGTGGTGAAGAGCAAGCCTGAGACTCTGTTTCAGTTGTTGATGAAGTCTCTGTATATGTAGAGCAGTCAGATGCTGTACAAGTTCTTGTGCCACTTACAGTACGAGTTCTGGTTTGAATACTATCTACACAGGCAGAGTAGGCAGACCATTCTCCGTATGTATAACTCCAGTCACCACACACAGGTGTACATGTTGGTGGCGGTGGTGGAGGGGGCGGAGGCGGTGGTGTCGTTGTGTCATATGATGCAGCGATTACGCCGAATAAGAAACTCATTAGGCAGACAAATCTCCAGTAGCAATGAATGTATTGGTACCAGTACATAGGATTGCTGCAACAGATGCCTGAGCACGAAGTGCAAGTCCAGGTGTTCCAGAGATAGTAACTCCTGCACCCTGTGTTAGTGATAGGGTACCAGCACCTGAACGGGAGATATAGACAACATCTCCCTGTGAGAACACGGCAGGTGGGACAGTTACGTTAGCAGTAGATGATGATGTAACAATTACCATCTTAGACTTATCAGTTGCAGTCAGTGTGTATGCAGATGTCTGTGAGTTAATTGCTACAGACATTACTGGGAATGTAATAACTGGTGTTGTAATAGTTGGAGACGTTAGAGTCTTTCCAGTAAGAGTTTCGCTTCCAGCGATAGTAGCAAAGTCTGCACCTGTAAGAGCAGTATTAAACTGGGCTAGGTTTCCAGTAATTGTATTAGATGCAAGACTAATTGTCTTGTTAGTCAAAGTTGAAGTAGATGCTGATGTTATTGAATTATCTGCTGCGGTATTAAAGTAATCTAAATCATCAGATGTAAGTACGTGCTTGACTGTCGCCCCACCTGAGTGGGCAATAGCAGATGTACCAGCACGACCACGAACGATAGTTAGAGTATCGCCAGCGACTGGGTTTCCAGATGCTGACTTTACAAATACAATTTCTTCGCTTGGTGTATCTGGGTTAATAGCAAGAGTAAACTGGTCATTAGCAGCAAGAGTTGCTGGAACTAAGGTTGAACCTGTTCCTGATGCTACAGTGATAGTAGTAGCAGATGTAGATATACCTGTTGCAAGAGTGGTTTCAATAGAAGTTGAACTGAATATTCTAGTCATTTATTTTCCTTAGCGGTTGTAACGAATCTTGGTTGGGAACTTGCCTTGCAACTTGCCAGCCTCTTCATTAAGACGCTGTTGGTATAGAGCAAAGATGTAACGAGATGCAGATGTTCCAGCAGTAGAAGGTAGTTTAGAATCTGCTGTGTCTGACTCTGCTGAGGCTAGGTTGATTCTGCCTGGGTCAATGTATGAGAGCAGACGATAGGCTGCGCCAAGGGCGACAACATCTCTGCAAGATTCAGTTAGACCAGTAACTGTTGTGAACTCATCATTGTTATCAACAAGTAGTGACGGTTCCTTCGTGTAGTACACCTGAACCGTACGACCTGGAGTGATGCCATCATAGACAGTGATTGTGTTACCTGATGTAAATGCACCAGTGTTTGCCATTGGGTCTGGTCGCCAACGCTTTACTGGGTACCATTCCTTAGATGAACCAACTGATTGCCACGATACTGATAGCACATCTTCTGCCTCAGCAGGTAGCGTGTAGGTATTGACTACACCATTGAATGTAAATGTTGTAGATGCAGTACCCCATAACTTAGGAAACAATGAACCGATTGTATCATTGATTGCCTTCTTGATTGAAGCACGTGGGAAGGTTGGAGATAGGATTACAGGTGCAAACTTTGCGTGAGGTGCAGCCTGTGTCCCTTGGAATCCACGACCAAACCCAGAAGGGATTACGTTGAGTGTGCTGGTTGTCTTATCAAATGAATCTATATAGATAAGTTCATCATCAATCTCAACGATGCCTTTAGATAGATTATCCTGTGAGCCTACCTGAATAGAAACATCCGTTGCATTAATACCGTTAGTGTTAGCAACATAGGTAATACGGTCTTGGTTAAGGGTATAACCTTGCAGGTTTGCCTTAACTTCATCAATTAAATCTGATAGTATAGCCACTAGATAACCTCTTCTTCATCTGGAGTAACGATTCCTGCTCTGTCAATGGTTCCATTAGGAAAGGCTGAGTCGTCCCACTCTGCTGTGTTAGGGTCACCATCAATTTCAATAGGCTCACCTAGTAGCACACCATTGACTACAAGCCCTTGGGCTAGGTAGACTTTGGTTTCATTACCAAACTCATCTGTTACTACTTCAATATCGTAACTGCGTAAAGTACCCATAATTAGTCTCTTCCATTAAAGTAGTTAATGATGTCTGCAATGTTCTTAGTTGTTAATGTATTGCGGAATACTGCAACTCCAACAAGTTCCATATCTGCATAAGCACTAAGACCTTCACGATAGCGTCCAATAGTAAATGTTCCTATATTGGTAACTAATGAATCTATGTTAGTAGTTGGAGTAGAAGTTCCGTTTGTTGTTCCACTAAATACAACTGCTGTTTGAGAACTTCTATCTACTCTTAATCCTAACACTCTTAATGAACCAAAAGTATATGATGTTTGAATAGAGTCTGCTTGGATATCAACGCCATCTCCGATAAAATAAGTATCAATGGCGCTTGTTACACGATTGTAAACTTCGTAGCCAGCGACTCCATTTCGCTTATTAATAATTCTTTGACTTGAAGTTGGCGTTGCCCATTCTCTTACTACTGCAAATGTTGTAAGTGATTCAGTAGCAGCAAAGTCTAAGAAGTTGGTAGTGCTATTGCTAAAGGTGTTAGTTGCTCCTGGGTAGAGGTAACCAGCATCAATAACACCAGCACTGCGGAATGTGCTACCAGAACGGTTGATTGTTACAGTGGCACCATTAGTTGAGGATTCAGTAAATGATGTCTGCAATAGGCTGGTAA